TGGAACGATGTATATGAAGAATTAAGCACATTAGCAAACAAGGATAGTTTAATGATGGATAGTGTTGTCTTTATAGAAGATTATTTAGATGATAGATACCCAAGAGAATGTCATTATTCAAAGACTATTGGTGAATTTGCAAGAGAATACCCTTATGGAAAATATGCTATAACAACTAACGGACATATAACCGCACTTATAAATGGAACATTATACGACACATTTGACCCAAGCAACAGAGTTATGAGGTGTGCTTGGAGAATTGAATAAAGGGGTGTATTTTACACTCTTTTTATTTTGTGTTATAATAGAAATAGGTGAGTTTATGATACCTAAAAATGATTTAACAAACAAAAAATTTAATATGCTTAAAGTTATATCAAGAGTTGAGAACAACAAACAAAATAATAGTAAATGGTTGTGCCAATGTGATTGTGGAAATATGATTGAAGTTTTAGGAATACATTTAAGAAGTGGACACACAAAAAGTTGTGGATGTTTAAGAAAGGCAATTTGTAAAAACATTAATCATAAAGAAAAGCACGGACTTATAAATACTAGATTGTATAAAATATGGAATGGAATAAAGAATAGAACAAATCCAAATAGCAAATTTAAAAATACATATTATAAAAATTATAGTGGAAGAAATATTAAAATTTGTGATGAATGGGAAAACAACTTTGTTGCTTTTTATAATTGGGCAATTTCTAATGGGTATAAAGACAATTTAACAATAGATAGAATAGATACTAATGGAGATTATGAACCAAACAATTGCAGATGGATAACTATTAAACAACAACAAAATAATAAAAGAAACAATAGAACAATTACATTTAATAATGAAACGCATACAATAAGTGAATGGAACGATATATTAAATTATCCACAAGGATTAATAAAAACAAGATTGCATAGAGGATGGAGTATTGAAAGAATAATGACAACTCCAAAGGTGATTAAATGAGTAATATAGATAAGCGTATTATATATTGTTGGTTTGGTGGTAAAGAAAAACCTCAAAATGTTATAGATTGTATGAATACTTGGAAACAATATATGCCTGATTGGGAATACCTAGAAATCAACGAAAGCAACTTTGACATTCATTATAATAAATATGTTGAAGATGCTTATAATAATAAAGCATGGGCATTTGTTAGTGATGTAGCAAGGTTATGGGCTTTATACGAATATGGAGGTTATTATTTAGATACTGATGTAGAAGTGTTTAAATCATTAGAATGTTTTAAAAATGAACAATTTTTTACTGGTTGGGAACAACCTAATTATCCAGTATGTGCAGTAATGGGAGCAACAAAAGGTAATAAATTAATAAAAGAAATGCTAGATATATATGATACAAAAAAATTTATTTTACATAATAATTGGTGGGAATATGAAACAAATACAATGTTATTAAGTGATATATTAGGCAAGTATATTGATAGAAATAAATATGAATATCAAAGTATTAATGGAATAACAATTTATCCTAGAAAATATTTTACAAAAAATGATGAAAATATTATAGATAATGAAACATATGCTGAACACAAAATGTTTGGTTCGTGGGTGGAAAAATGATAGAAAAATGGAAAATATTAAAAAGTAATAATAATTATGAAATAAGCAACTTTGGGAATGTAAGAAACAAAAGAGGGAAAATAATTAAACAACAGAACAAAAATGGGTACTTGCAAGTAGGATTAAGGAATGGAAAAACAAAAAAATGGTATGCAGTACATAGATTGGTGGCTATTGAATTTTTAAATATTAAAAATTTTAAAAAAATGCCTTATGAAAATGATACAGACATAAAAAAATTAACAATTAATCATAAAGATGAAAACAAATTAAATAACAATGTCGAAAATTTAGAGTGGTGTACATATTCATATAATATAAATTATGGAAATAGAAACAAGAAAGTAGCAAAAAAAAGGTCAAAATCAATTATACAATATGATTTAAACAACAATTTTATCAAAGAATGGGAAAGTATAAGAGAGATTGAAAAAAAATTAGGAATATGGCATTCAAGAATAAGTAAATGTTGTAGAAATATAGCAAATAATGTTGATGGTTATGTTTGGAAATATAAAAGTGAGTGATATAAAATGAATAATAATAAAAAGAAAATATTGTTTTACCAGTCCTGTTTTTGTTCTATGGGTGGCGTAGAAACAATGGCATATAATTGGTGTTGGTGGCTACGAAACTATTTTGATATAACAATACTATATTGTACGGGTGATTTACAAAGACTTAAACGAATGGAAAAACTTTGCAAATTAGAAAAGTACGAAGAAGGTAAAACTTATGAATGTGATATATTCATTCGTAATAGTGTATGGGGAAAGATACCAAAAGGAATAAAAGCAAAACGAATGATAGAAATGCGACACGCGAATTATAAGTTTTTATTAGAAAAGGGGTTGCTATATCAACAATATGCACCTATGGGAATAAAAGAAATAGTAGGTTGTGGCGACTTTGTATCAAAAATGAGCGATGAGGTTTTACACGATAATCCAACAACGATTAAGAATATCTTAATGCCTTTACGAAAGACAAATAAAGTATTGCATTTAATAAGTTGTATGCGACTTGACCCACAAAAAGGTTGGGAAAGAATGTTAATACTAGCACAAAAATTAAGAAATGCAAATATAAAGTTTGAATGGAATATCTTTACTAATTCACACGACTACAAAGCACGAAATACCTTTGAAGAGATACATTTTTGGAAACAAAGGGAAAATATATGGGATTATTTAAAAGATGCTGACTATACTGTGTTATTAAGCGATAGCGAAGGACTACCTTATACTGTTCAAGAAAGTCTACAATATCAAGTGCCTTGTATAGTAACTGATGTAGGTGGATGCACGGAACTAATCAAAGATGGTGTAAATGGGTATGTGGTACCATTAGATATGAATTTTGATGTTAATAAACTATTAAATATACCAAAATGCAAAGAATACGATAATAACGCATTAGAAGATTGGTTAAAGTTCTTAAATTATGATGGGAAAAAAATAGATAAAAATAAATTGACAGAAAACTTTGAAGAGGAGGAAAAAGAAATGAAAATGAAAGTTGAAGCAATTGAGGACTTTTCTTATGGTGGTTTTTATGACATTGAAAATCTAGTAAGAAAAGGTGCAGAACAAGAATATCAAATTTTTGAAGGGGATACATTTATTTGTAATGAAACACAATTTGAGTATCTAAATGGAAAGAACCCATTAAATAAATGTGTTGTCAAATTAATAGAAGAAATAAGCCCAAAGAAAAGCGAAAAAAAAGCAGAAAAAGTATTTGATGAAATTGGTGAAATATTAGGCAAAAAGATTGAAGTAGTAGAAGAAAAACCTAAAAAGAAAAAGAACAAGAGATAATCTTGTTTTTTTAGGGTTTTGACAACTTTACACAATTATATTATAATTATTATGAAGTTGAATAAACTGAAAAATCAACCGAACTTGTAGGTAAAATCAAGGGTTATACTCCAACTTAAAAGAGTATAAAGAAAGGATAATTATGGAAAAAGAAATCCAAAATGAAAATGTAGAAACTGAAACTACTACTACTGAAAATGTAGAGAATAACAGTGAAAATGTTGTAGAAAAAACATTTACACAAGATGAAGTAAATGCAATTGTTAAAGAAAGACTTGCAAAAGCACAAAAAGGTATACCTAGCAAGGAAGAACTAACAAAATACAACGAATGGAAAGATAGCCAAAAATCACAACAAGATAAATATGATGAATTAGTTAAGGTTGGGAACGAAAAAGATAATACAATATCTAACTTACAAAAAGAAAACTTAATACTAAAATCAGGAATAACTGATGAAGATGAAATAGAATTTATATCTTTTAAAGTTAGTAAAATGGAAGGCGAGTTTGAAGAAAACCTAAAAGAGTATTTGGCTAACAATCCTAAATATGCTAAAAGCAAAGAAACAAAAGCAACAGGCGTTGAAATGAAACAAACAAATGTTGTTCAAGAAAGCGGTGTTACTGCAATATTAAAAGCAAAACACCCAGAATTATTTGAATAAGAAAAGGAGAGATAAAATATGGCAAACGCAATTGCTATTAATGGTACTCACAAAAGACGTGAGACTTATGCAGATGAAGTTTTAGCAATGGCTAAATCTAAAATTAATATTTACGAAGATTTTTCAACAGATTATGAAATTGATGGAGCAACAGGAGCAATTAAAGTTCCTACAAGAGATGCAACAGTCACAATAAGTGATTATGATATTTTAAATGGTGTTGCCTTGACACAAAGTGCTACTGATTATGTTGACTTACCAGTAGACAAAAACTATGCTATCAATGAATTAATTGATGGTTATGAGGCAGAAGCAGTACCTGATAACATTCGTGCTAATCGTATTGAGGCAGCAGGATATTCATTAGGGTTAAAGAAAGAAAATATGGCAATTTCTACATTAGTTAATGGTGGTACAACTTCAAGTGATACTGAGGCTATGACAAAAAGTAATGTATATGAAAAAATAGCAGGTGAAGTATCTAATATGAAAAAACGTAATATGGAAGTTGCAGAAATGAGAATAGTAATAGATGCAGATACTGAACTAAAATTATTAACTGATGAAAAATTTGCAAATACAAGTGGAACACTTGGAGCAGAATTAGTTAGAGAGGGAATTATTGGTAAAATCAATGGTGTACCTGTAAAACCTAACTATCTATTACCTGCAAATTGTGAGGCAATAATCTACGATAAGAGATTTATTCAAAAATATGAAGTTTGGGCAGTAGAACCAACTATTAAAGACATCAACGATGACAAACATATTGGTGCTTCACATTTAGTTGGCCGTGAAGTTGGTGGTCTTAAAGTCACTAACGCATTAGGTGTTCAAGTTAAAACAAAAGGAACAATTAGTTTATAAAATTAAAGGAGGCATATTATGACATTTGAAGGACAATATTTAACTAAACAAGAATACCTTGATTTAGGTGGTTCTGCAATTCAAGATATGCCTTTTAACTTATTAGAATTTGAAGCAAGAAGAAGAATTGACAATGAAACATTTAATAGATTAGTAGGTGGTAATGATATACCACAAGAAGTTAAAATATGTGAATATGAATTAATAAATACAATCAAGGGGTATATTGGTGATAATAATACTAATGCTACTAACGGAAATGTAGCGAGTGAAAGTACAGATGGATACTCAATTAGTTATATAACAAGT